GATTGACCAGTTCATTAAATAGGCCGTGCAGAATACGATGATCAAGATCATAGTAATTTGGTTTTAATCCAGTATCGAGAATATTGTATCTGTGTGTAGTACGATACTTTATTGCATAAATTGGTGTCGTCCAACAATTATAGACAAAGCTTGTCCATAGATTGCAAACACTTTCTTTGACCGTCACACGGAAGAAAAACGCAATAGGGCGATTACTTCTTTGTTCTTTTTCCCAAATTCTCCATTGCTCCGAGCTTAGATCTGCCGGTTCTTTTATTGGTTCCAATGCTTTCAATAGTTTGTCTTTTAGTTTCATCATCTTTTCCTAACGAGGGGTCATGATACGTGGTAATCCACATACCACTATTCTTATCAAATTTTGGATTGTCTATTATAGTACAGTTGTACTTCTTTGTCAATAGCTTTGCCATGCTTTTGGCGCCGTTTTCGGAAAAGCTTGATGTGATGATTTTTTCGGATTTCATTTGTAGTTTTCAATAGCATCTTTCAATGCTTCATCTATATTACGAATAGGAAAAATGTTCTTTAGCTTGTTATTATCAAGTACGCAATTAGATCTTGGTGCTTTAACTGCAGAAAAAAATTCAGCTTCAGTAAACCAATCCTTCTTCATGCCCATCATTTCTACTATTTCGCGCGTTGTCTTGCTACCACCATTTGTAAGATTATAGATTCCCGTCTTTGGTCTTTTCGCGATGAAATCAAATACAACATTAGCTACATCATCAACATGACTCAAGCTATTGCGAAAATCAATTAGCTTTGCATATGTTTGCAGCTTTGTGAGAAAATTCTTTGGATGTTTTTCTGACCCAAATGGCATACGAATACGCAATAGATAAGACTTGTTCATATATGGTGCAAGCAATTTCTGCTCTAGAGCCTTTGACCCACTATAGAAACTGCCATTGTCAAAGTTAAAATTTGGCTCATCTTCTTCTGTAAAATCTTTTTCATATCCCGTATATACACATCCACTTGAAATATGAATGATTGGTGTATTCTTGTTTTCCATCTCAAGTTTCAATGGCCACAATACGTTTCCTGCAATCGTATCTTCTTTATGGACTTCACACGCATCTACATTAGGTGAACCTGTATAGCCAGCTGCATTTACAATGATTGTTGTATCTTTTGGAATACTTTCATTATGTGTCAACCAGTAAGCTGGAATGTAGCTCTGATATTGTAGCTTATTCCAAATTGCTTCACCAATATATCCATGTCCAATCAATGTAATCATGATTTCAACAATTCCGGATGATGTTGTGGTATCTCTTTGTTAATGATTTCATCAAGACGCTTTTTCTCCATTTCATACGTTCTCTTTCTCAATTCCGAAGAACCATATATGTGCTGTCTCTTATGATAATGCAATTCGATGCCGTTGTCAATACACCATTGCTTTCCTGTAAAATCTCTATTCAAATATTCATCGCTCAGAAATCTAATATGAATTGTCTGTGTCATTAGCAATTGCAATAGATCAAATTCTGTTTCATATACAAGAATTTCATCTACATACTTGCAGGCTTGCAATTGAACATATCTTTCATAAATGCTTTGAATAGGCTTATTCTTGATTCCGGGTCTATCAATTGTAGGATCGACTTGAAGTGCAACCTTTAGATAGTCACACAATTCCTTTTCCATCTTGAGCATCGTCACATGACCGGCATGTAACAGATCAAAACTACTACAATTAAATCCTATCTTCATTTTTTTTCATCCATTTTATAGTTTCATCCAGTCCCTCAGAGAGACTATAACGAGGAGACCAATTTAACTCTTCTTTAACAATGTCTATCGACATGGAATACCTAGCATCGTGTCCTGGTCGATCATTGACATATTCAATCAATGATTCATTAGCTCCCATCTTCATTAGAATATGACGAACAAGATCAATGTTTCTTATTTCGTTTTCACCGCCAATGCAATATCTCTGTTGCATCTGACCATTTTTCATTATGAGATATATTGCTTCGACAGCATCTTTCACATAGATCCAATCACGCACTTGACTTCCAGTTCCATACACAGGAATCTTTTGATTCTTCATGATCCTAGAAATAGTCAGGGGAATGAACTTCTCGGCATTTTGCCATGGACCATAATTATTTGAAGAATTGATTATGATATATGGTAGTTTATAGGTATTACCATACGCTTCTACAAAATGTTCAGCCGCTGCTTTGCTGGCTGAATATGGATTGCGCGGACAAATGTTAGAATATTCATTGAATTTTCCGGGATATGGAACTTCGCCGAACACCTCATCAGTTGATATTTGCACAAATTTTTCTACTTTATACTTTAGTGCAAGATCAAGTAGATTGATAGTACCTATGATGTTTGATTGTACAAATGGTAAGCAATCCTTAATAGATCTATCAACATGACTTTCTGCAGCAAAATGAACTATGCAAGAAAATTGATTTTCCTTGAATACTTCTTCAAGATCTTGTTTGTCTGATATATCGACACAATAAGTTGGTATTTTCATTACGTTGACAAGTTCATCCCAGTTGCTTGCATAAGTGAACTTGTCAACAACAACGATTTGTGCGTTTGATACATCTGTCATGTATTTGACAAAGTTGATGCCTATGAACCCAGCACCACCCGTGACAAGAATCTTTTTCATTTGTATGCCAGCATTTTTAGAACGCTGCCGCGAGCAGGTTCTGGGTTTCTCATGTCAGGAACGCGCATCATTTCCTTGAATCCAGCTCGCATCAAATACTTTCTTAGCTTGTCTTCATTGAATCCATTGATATGACCCATGCCAGGAATCTTGTGATCGGTCTCATGCAACCATCCTGCAAATATTACTTCCATTGCATCTTCAAACGGATCCTTGTTCTTGTTTAGCCAATCAACATTGGCCATGATGTGCCAATCTTTCTTGTAGATGCGTTCGGCAATCCATTCGATGTCTGGAGTTGTGATTTCCACGAATCCGCCGGGTTTTAAAACACGATGAATTTCCTTAAGAACATCATCAACAATAAACTTTGAAAGATGTTCAATTACATCCCCAAAGTAAATCTTGTCAGCAACATTTGATTCAAAAGGATATGGCACTTTTGACAAATCATGTTGTACGTTTACATGAGGCCAAGGATTTACATCGACGCGAACTGTCGCATCTGGCTTAGGCCATGGTCCAGAACCAAGATCAATAATCATCACCAATTCCCCATTTTAAATCTATGATATGTTACTTGCTGATCAATCATCATCGAATCATGACCAAAAACTTCACGAGCCATCTTAGGATATATAGTGGTCATGAAATCATTTAATTCTTTCATTGAACTAGTCTTATCATAATATGCATTTCTTGGCGGATGATAGATTGAGGCATTATGGACAACGTGAGCATGAGACTGAGCAATATCACAATATGCCTTGTCCAATCCATATCCAACTTCAAACTCTTTCCAGTTATTCAAAGCTTTGAGGATTTTTGTAAAAACATCAGTTCTAAATACAGGAACACCCATTTCAATAAAATTTGTTTCCGAAAAATCTATTCTTTTATCCTGCTTCAAGCAATCATAGAATATATCAGAACCTTCAGCCATCGATAACTGCCATAGACGAAAATCAAAACGACGAGCCATCTCCAGACCTCTGTTCAAGTTCCAAACATCTGTGATTTCATCGTCATCAATGCAACCAACATAATCATACTTTGTGTAATCAAACTGATTGAATACATCGCGAACCATGTGCCACTTATGACCACGAATATGATAGACATAATCATATGTGTTAGGATCTGGTTCAAATCCCTCCTTATACACACAACTTACAATTTCATATGTGCGATCAGGATGCTTTGATCTCCAATGTGCATTCTTGTCGTATCTATCATCGAACTTGTCGGGGTAGTTTCCTGTAGGAACAAAAATTATTGCTTTCTTTGTCATAGTTTTTTCCATCTATTCAAAATCAACGACGAAGAATTCTTTTTATCGGTTCCGCCGACACCAACTGCAAAAAGCATTCTATCATCGGCCGCCTCCATTTCCAATTTGCTCTGTCTTGTATCACCTATTCTATCTCCACCATTAGCAAATATGATTAGAGTGTCAGGATATTTTCTTCTTGTGTCGCGAATAAAGCTAGCTGCACTATCGTCATCGTCATTAAATGAAACTGTTTCATCGACCCATCTAATGGATCTAACAATTGATACTCGTTCTTCAAACGGAAGAAAGAAATTTCCTTTCTTGCGAACCAGCCAATTGTCAGAATTAACACCGACAATTAATTTATCAGCAAACATCTTGGCACATCGAAAATATTCGATATGACCAGAATGAATTGGATCAAATCCGCCAGAAACAATTGCTATCTTCATTGTCTTGCCTCGTATATCCAACGATTATCCAGCAACCAGTCTACTGTTTCATATATAGATTTCTTGGGAGTATGATTAGCACGCCAATCATACTGTTTTATCTTCGTAGTATTCAAATGAATGTAAGGAATGTCCCCTGGCCATCCTTTGATAGTATCGCCATATACGATTTCAGGTTTTAATCCCATCGCATCGGCAACCCATTTCGCAGCATCGGAAACCTGATATGTCATATCGTTGCCAATATTGAAAACTTCATACTTTCTCTTTTTGTTTCTTGCAGGACGAATGTCTTCACCGATCATCATTACTGCATTTACGACATCAGAGACATGAATTGAACTTTTGACTCCACGACCATCGCCAAGAACATCAAGGCGATACGGATTATTCAATAGCTTCTTGACAAAATCAAATGCAAAACCGTGAGGATATCTTGGTCCAAGTACAGTAACAAAGCGAAACGCATATGCTTCAAGATCATATCCCTCACAATAAGCAGAAATCAATCCTTCACCAGCAAGCTTTGATGCACCATAAAGTGATGTCTGCTCGGGCATCGGAATTGTTTCCCATGCAGGAAGCATCGCTCTATCAACTTCACCAAGCACAGCACTTGTAGATGCAAATACCAACTTTCGTACATTATGTTTTCGCATTGATTCCAACAAGTTTGATGTCGCAAGAATATTGTTGCGAATATCTATTTTTGGATTAAGAAATCCTTTTCTAATATCAGCGTGTGCTGCAAAATGATAAACGCCATCAACACCTTCCATCATCGGCAGATCATCGTTTAAATCACACTTGATGAATTGAAAGTTCTTGTTTCCCTTGTTATGTTCAATGAACTTCTCTTGTCCCGTAGACATATTGTCTACAACGACAACTTCATGTCTACGGGACAGCAATGCATCTACAATGTGACTTCCGATGTATCCGGCACCACCAGTTACAAGATATCTCATATTCTCACAGTTCCATCTTTCAAGCCTTGAGTGTACCAATTATACATTCTTTTCAAACCTTCCTCAAGAGAAATCTGAGGTTTCCATCCCAATCCTGTAGCTTTTGACACATCGGTCAACTTACGCATTGTTCCATCTGGGCGAGAAGAGTCATAAAGAAAATCATCATTATATCCAACTACTTTTGCAAGAATTTCTGCAAAGTTGCGAATTTCAAGATCGTATCCTGGACCAAGATTCACGAAACCTCCAGTCTTTGCAAAATCTTCCTTTGGCGCATTCAATACATGAATACATCCGCGAGCAAGATCTTCGCAATATAGGAATTCACGACGAGGTGTTCCTGTTCCCCATAAGACTGCCTTTGTGCCATTGATCTTTGCTTCATGAAATTTACGCATCAATCCAGCGGCAAGATGATTATTTTCTGGATGAAAATTATCACCCGGACCATATACGTTGCTTGGCATCACTGCACGATAATCTGTACCATGTTGACGATTATATGCCTGACACATCTTTATACCAGCAATCTTCGCGATTGCATATGCATCATTTGTAATCTCAAGATGCCCAGTTAGCAAATACTCTTCCCTAATTGGTTGCGGACATTCTCTTGGATAAATGCATGTCGAACCCAAGAACAAGAGTTTTTGAACACCATATCTATATGCTGTGTCTATTACATTTGTCTGAATTCGAAGATTGACATTGATCATGTCTGCAGGAAAAGTATTATTAGCAACGATACCACCGACCTTCGCAGCTGCTAGATAAACTTCAGTTGGTTTTTCTTGTTCAAAGAATTTCTCAACGGCGATAGGATTAGTAAGATCCAATTCCTTCGATGTACGGGTAACGATATTCGTTTCACCCTGCTGACGCAACACTCTTACGATAGCCGATCCAACGAGACCGCTATGACCAGCAACATATATCTTTTTCATGATAACCTCAATTCTGATAATCGTGATAAATCAATTGACTTCCCAAATAGTCGAAGTTTAAAGGAACTTGTCTCAACTTCAACCTTTCTGCAACTTTCTTTTGCATATGCGGTGGAGTAAGAAATAGAATAAATCCACCACCACCCGCGCCAAGTAGTTTTCCGCCCACGGCTCCTGCTTGAATTCCTTTATCATAGATATCATCTATTTCAGTATTCGTGATTGATGACTCCATGCTCTTCTTTAGTTTCCATTGATCATTGAGAAGATTTGCGAAATCATATATTCTATGTTCGAAGAGAACACGCTCGGCTTCATGCGTAAGATCCTTCATGATATTCAGATCTATCTTTTTTGAACTAATGTTCGTTATCTTTTTCTCGGCAATATCAAATGAATTGCGAAGTTTCTCGGTAAAGAATAGCTGAACCCACGATTCAAGTTCCTGCAAGATTTCTTTCTTGATATGCAATGAAAGAACTGTAAATTCAGTATATCCACCAAATTCAATTCGATTGAATCCACCAAATGCTGCAGCAACTTGATCTTGTGATCCTACTGATTCACGCAATATGTTTTGCTCCAAATAGATCGCTTTTCTTGCAAGATCTCTTTTAGTAATTTGTTCGTTTTTCAAAGTCGATAGACCATGAATCAAGGAAACTGTAAAGCTTGAACTTGATCCAATTCCCGTGCGATTAGGCAGATCTCCGTGATGCGTGATATCAAGACCTTCTTCAAAATTCATGTATTTTATCGCTTCACGAATGGTGGGCATTTGGATATCGTCTACCGACTTCGTTACTTCATCATTGAAATAGCGAATCTTGTAACGATAGTCAAATATCTCTGGCAGTTTTCTAAGAACAAGAAAACTACATTTGTTTATTGAGGTGGACAAAACACAGCCGCCGTACTCGCGATACCATGCCGGATAGTCTGTGCCGCCACCAAAGAATGAAATTCTATACGGAGTTCTAATGATAATCATCATACATTTCCATGGCGAGTATTACGAAGCAATTCGTAACCCTTGATCAATTCAACGATGCCATCTTGAAGTGAAAATTCTGGCTTGAATCCTGTAGCCTCAATTTTGGCATTTGATACTATGTAGTTTCGTTGATCTGGATCTTGACCATAAGGTGCTTCCATGAAAGTAAATTTTGGAATAAATGTTTGAATCATTTTGCAAAGTTCTAGTTTTGATATATTCGCATTAGAAAGACCAACATTGTAGATTTGACCATTCATCTTTTCAAAATTATTGATTCCATGAATGAATGCATTACACACATCGCGAACATGAATATAATTGCGCTTGAAATGACTCTCAAACAAAACGACAAATCCATCATGAACTGCACGATATGTAAAATCGTTCACAAGCAAATCAATACGCATACGAGGAGACATTCCAAATACAGTTGCAAGTCTAAAGCTAATTGCATTTGGATGTTGCATCAATCTTTTTTCAACTTCAACTTTATCGCGAGCATAAAGAGAAATTGGATTTAGAGGCGACTCCTCCGTGCAAAAATTATCTTTATCGCCCGATCCATATGCACTATTTGTCGTAGGCATAATTACCGTTTGATTTGGACTAATCTTGTCCAGCATGTAAAAAATAGCATCTTTGTTTGTTGATGATGCTGCTATAGGATCTCTATTGCAAATAGGAGCTCCTACAAGGGCAGCTAGTGGGAATATGATATCTGCTTTTCTTAGTAGTGGATCAATATCACTTGGTTTACGAACATCTCCGCGTCTAACTTCAAGGCGCGTGTCATGCATTAGATGATTTAGAGATGATTGATTATTGTAGTATAGATTGTCAAGAACACAAACCCTATGCCCGTCAAGCTGTAGCAACTTCTCTACGAAAATGCTACCAATGTATCCTGCACCGCCAGTAACTAAAATAGTGCCCATAATAAACCTCACATTTCACAAGCTGTAATAATATCCTTCATTCTACTAGCATATGTATGCTTTTCTTTAACCTTCTTCATTTGATTTAGAATTAGATCTTTCGTCTTGGGATCATTTCTCATCTGTGATGCAACATGAAACAATTGATATGGATCTTCATGAAACGCTATCTCTTGATCAAAATAATCATAGACTGCGCGAGAATTTGTCATACCAAGCTGACCGTAACTAATCACCTTGAATGCTCGACACGACTTGTATCCATTGTTCACATGAAATCTTGGACGAAGTTCAAGAGCAAGAAATGCATCAAGCGATAGTTTCTTTACTGAATCAATGGTCAAAACTTGCTGCCAAACATTGTTGAATCGAAACTGCATATTGTTTTCATTGCAAGCACGAATGAATGGTTCAAACTGATCATGATTATCTTCACGAATAGTACCAGAGAAAAACGCATGTTTTGGTTCTTGCCATGGTACTAGTCTATCATCAAAATTGATTTCATTTGGCATGAGATCTGTTGCCCACATGCTATAGAAATTATCATATTCTTGACCTTTTTCAAGATGCGATATACCATCATTTATTGGAGTATATTTCTCAGGTTCGTATTTGTATTCCCAATATTTGTCGGACCAATCATTTGCAAATCGAAAATCGATTATTCTACCAACACGATCAAGATAATAATATGCACCGGGATTATTAGTTCCTTTCTTGTTTCCAAGATAGTTCATGATATATGTCGAAGACTTTCTTAGTGGCAATCTATGACTTGCTGGATGTGTCGTTGCAATCCAATGCTCGGACAAGATTATTGCATCGTCAAAGAATGATGGATCAACATTGTCACGATCATCAAGCCAATAGACTTCTTCTCCAAGATATTGAGCACCTTTTACGAATGCAGAATGCGTGAATGCGTGTGTATGACCGGTATCATACTTTGCACCCCACACTATTATCTTTTTATGCTTTTTCATTCTTTTGGTATCCAAATTGTATCATATTGTACTTTTTCGGCAATAACATAATCTTTTGATGCCATTAATTCTAGAATTTTTTGTGTTTCGCCGTTTTCTAGAATTATGATTGGTCTAAATTTGTTTATAGTCTGTTCCGCTCCGATCAAAGCATCATATTCAGCATTCTCTATGTCCAATTGAATAGCATCACACGAATTTAAATTAAGACTATCAATTGTGAAAGTTGGTATAAATCCATCACTATCATCTACAGCATATAAAGCCATTTTAGCAGGACCATGCAAACTTATCAACTGATTTTTTGAACCTAGTGCAGCCTGTATCTTGATGACGTTACTATTTGATGTATTGTTTACCAAGCAAACAAAACTTTGTGGATCCGGTTCAAAAACATATACGGCCTTGAATAATCTCATGTAAAATCGTGCATAGATTCCCACATAACCACCTGCACAAACCATTACATTCTTGTTTTTTATGTGTTTAAGATAGGACTCTTTCGTATTTTGCCAACAGTCTACTAGATGATCCCATTGATTGTCACGTTCATGATAATAGTGCCAATTCTTTTCGCCATCAATTTCTACATCTTTCATTACAGTGGTTGAAAAATCTGACACGATTAAGTTCTCATGTTTAATTTGTTATACACAATCGCATCAAACCAATTTAGAAAATTATCATAGATCATGCAAGAAGGTGGAATGTTGTGTTTGAATTTTGTTTGTAAAATGATGTTATTATACAGCTGATCATCGTTATCAATTCGAATGATTTCATCAATCAACTCTTTTATATTATTAAACTTGCCTGCATTGATAAAACTATTTTCATTGAAGTCCAGGTCGACAGTAGCAGATCCCCAATAAATTGGAACAGAATTCACATAGAATCCGTCCATGATTTTTTCAGTAACATATCCTGGATGCGGACTATTTTCAAAAGAAAGAACAAACTTATAGTTTTTGATGAAATCAAGCTTTGCGTCATATTCGGGACTAATAACATGTCCGATGTTATTGAATAGGGGACCTGCGCTATCTACTTTTTTGTACTTACATAATTCATGAAATACAACGTTTCGAATATTGTTGCTTGGATTTCTATGAATGAAAACACAAAACTTTGTCTTTTCATGCTTGATCGTATGTGCATTGAAAATATGCGTGAAATCATACTTCTTGTAGAAGAATGGAACCAATGCCCAGCCCGGCAATCTATAGTGCCAAGGATTTGGATTGTGATCAAATGTCATCGCATAATGACAATCATAGTTTTCTGGTCTACGATTTTCGCCAGTATGAAATATCTTTATGCACTTATCTTTTGAATATTGAAGATTTCTTGTTCCAAAATTTTCATCGCCAAAGAAAAGAAAGTCTGGATTTTCATTATCAATAGTCAATTCATATCTTTGACTTAGAATAGTTTCATAGAATTCCGATGTGCAGACATCAGCAAATCCTATTTTTAGTGGCTTTTTTTGCATCACTTCACCCAATACCAAACGTTTACGTCAGTAAACTGAATTTGATTTGTGATCAAATTTTGCTCTCTAAATTCACGAACTGCCTGTTGTACTGACTGTAGATTTATATCGTGTCCAGAAAATACCCCACCAGTTTTGACTTTACTATAATAGTTATTCAAGTCTTTCTTGACGCCCTCGTAAGAGTGATCACCATCAATGAACACGTAGTCAAACTGTTCATTGCTAAACTTGCTTACGCAATTATCTGATGTGTCTTTGTAGAATACAATCTTGTCTTTATGTGGTTCAAAATTTTTCAAGGTGATATCAAGATACAAATCTACATCTTCTTGAGTTACAGGACCAATCCAATCCATGTATGGAAGATATGGATCAATGCAATGAATCTTATCTATTCTATTTGTTTGCTCAAGAAAATGAACGATATTTTCTCCTTTACAAACTCCAATTTCAAGACCAACAACATTTCTATTCAAACGAGTAGAAAGATCATTAATTACGTTAACAAGACCTTTTGCAGTAATAAAATCAAATGGCCACTTACCTTGTTCTTTATATTCGGCTATTGTAAGGGGCTGTTCTACTTTTTGAAATTGATTTGTTGATGTGTTTATTTTAATAATGTCACTCATGTTATTTCCCATACTTAAGATTGATTAACGGTAAAAGATTTGGAACTCTATCATACTGATGCACGATGCAATATTTTTGACCTTCATTATTATATACTTCGCCATTTTCAATGATTGGTTCATGATCAGTTAGATATGGTCTATATTGATTTATCTTGCTTGGATCTGCAACTGTTCCTAGTTGAGCTGCCCATGCATCTTTGGCACTTGTGAACATAGTTAAATTTGAATAGTTGTTCATCGATAGCAAAGCGTTGTACGCTGCTTGATCTGGACCACCGCCTCCGGGAATTGTATGTGGCATATTTGCACATATCATGTAAATATTGAGAAATAGATCCTTGATTGTCTCAATAGAACCTGCCATTACTCCAGCATTGTAAATTACATGATTTGCCATATATTCGTGAATGAAAGGAAAACTCAACTTCATATTGTTGTTTCCCCAAGTTTCATTCTTGTAACGAATGCCTTCAGTAGAAGCAATTATCTTTGTAAAAAACTGAGGTCCCATATGCCTGTTCAAGAATTCAGTAGGATTAGTCTGAAATACAACATCGCGAACATCAGTAGCAATAACGTATCTTACTTGATCTTCAATATCATTCAATACTTTCCAAGAATGATAGAAACGATCAACGACGATATTGAAATTTTCTCGATATGTGAATCTTCTGTTTGCATCATCACGATTAAATGTAACTACAGTAAAGTTTCTTTTTGTCAGTTCATCAACAATATCAAATCCGACATTATATGCTATGACAAGCTTATGACCATCAAATCCTGAACGATCAATTGAATTTGCCCAATTTGCAACTTTGTCAAAAGTATAATTTGTGATACAACCAAGAATTAGATCTTTCTTCATGTCATTTTACCGTAGCACAAATGATATCGTTTGCCTGATGGCCATCGAGATAAACGATCTTATAATTTGGATTGATTGCAAAAAGAAGATCCATGATTTGCTTTTCCTGCACGAATCCCCATTCAGCTGATCCAAGCAAACGACGATCATCGATCATGATTGTGTGCGTGTCAATAGATGACTTTTCACGATACATTTCTGAACCGTTTTCAGTAAAACGCAATTTCTTTTTTCCATAGATCGACTCAAGTTCCAGAACAAGAGGACACGGAGCATAACGACCGCCCTGAAGTGGACCGCTTGCATGAGCGTCAAGCCAAAATGTGGCTGGCTCTACTAGTTGATCTGCAATTTGAGGAATTATATCTACAGAGTCACCAAACCACAATTTTACGTTTGAATTATCCTTGAAACGAGCGTGACATTTGTCAAACATATCTTGATCAACTTCAATTGTATGAACAAGATCAAATCCCGCATCAAGAGCAAGCTGAACTGTATCACCAAGATAAGTCCCAGTCTCTACAAAGATTTTGCCCGAACCATATTTTTGCATATACTCAATTTTAATGTTGCTCATGATTTTCTCCAAGGATAATTACCATTATATTTTTGCTCATTCATCTTGTTCCCATGAATGAAAAATTCAGGCGATGCAGAATTAGGATTGCCGTCCAATCTATAATTCAATGTATATGCTCCGCTCGTATCAAATGGAGCAAGATCTTTTATTGTGTTGAAAAAGCGTCTATCTCCGGCGTAGCCAGAATGCCACACCGAAGCAACGCGAATTAGAAACTCACGACGAAACGCATATGCACTAGTATCAACATGATAGTGCATGCCATTCCACACAGGATATTTTCCTAGATTTTCGCAATCGTCGCGACACAAGAAATTATCATCTTTGTCATATATGTTTCTTAGACTATACGCCCATGCTAGATTGCTAGCTTGTAATGTCTTTACAAGCTTTTCAACATGATCGGGTTCAAACCAATTATCCTGATCAAGAAATAGCACGATGTCTTCGTTAACAAGATGGGAGAAACCTGCGTATATGCGATGACCATAGAATCCATCGGCGCCAGTATTGTGCTTTAGATATACGACATCTTTTGGTGGTACATATGGATCGCTATTTACGAATAAATCATCAAATCTTGGTTTGAATTTATTTCCATCAACAACAAGAAGATAACTTGTGTTTTCATATGTTTGATTTTCTACGCTCTTGATTGCCCGCAGAACTTTGTTGTCACCTGTAGTTGGAATAATAACTACAACCTTCATTAGAAGGCGCTCATGGGAAATGGAGCAATCACACCCCAATGATTATCCATGCGAATAGGATATTTGCCATATAGTCTTGGCTGATGAAGCTTGCCATCACGGTATAGTTCAAGCAATACTTTCTGACAAGCGTCAAGATCTAGATCAGCCCATGATCTATAATCAGATTTTGGTAGTGAATGATAGCCACGAGAAACTTCGGCAATGTGTTGCTCATTCTCAATCATTGTGCGGCCAATGACGACTTCAATTGCTAAAATATTCACACGCTTCTTTACGATATCGCGCACACAGCGAGAGACTGAATAGCCAATATATCTCATAATATAATCTCCCAATTATCAAGCAAGTATATCAAATTACTTTCGATAAATCAAGTCTTTTTTGACAATACTATTTAGTCTGCTTGTAATATGATCTACTGCAACTTCAGGATCACATGTCCCGCACATGAATACATCGATTGCCGCGTAGTTTTTTTCTGGCCATGTGTGAATGCTGATATGGCTCTCTGCAAGAACGATTACACCAGTAAGACCATATCCATCACCAAAGTGATGAAAGTGATCGCTTAATACTGTTGCGCCAGACTTCTTGGCTCCATCAATTAGGATTTCTTTCCAAAAATCAATTGAGCCAAGAAGTTCCGCAGATACATCATGCAAATCAGCAATAACATGCCGACCCATGTATGATACAGTCATCTCTCATGCCTGACGTTCAATGTAGTTGACTGTGATCTGTCGTGGATTGAAGAATTGAATGATCTGATCTCTTACCACATCACGATCATAGGGCTTGCAGGAAAACACATCAATGTATGCGTCACCTGTATCATTGCAGAAATGAGCACAGATATTACTTGTTTCGATGAGTTGAACGAGAGTAAATCCAGCTTTATTTCCTTCGCCAAAATGAACAATCTGAGGTTCTCCAAAGGCTTTCATATCAATAGCATTCACAAGACTCTTTGCAAAATTATAAACATTATCATAACTCTTGATTAATTCAATATCGCAGGCGCGACAATCAAGCATTGCGTGATAACCCCAGTATTGTTCCATCAAAGTATCCTTTCTAGAAGAAAGTCACCGTGAGTACAATACCCACGGTGACTGGTTAGATGTTAAGATTAAGTGAGATTATTTAGTCAGAAATTATTTTGAAGCGAGAACTTTTTCGGTTGTAAAGTTCTTGTCGTTCAGAAGAATCTTGCGAGGCTTCTTATTTTCCGGAATCACATTTTCAAGTTCAATCACAAGCATTCCGTCAACAAGATCAGCGGACTTTACTACTACCGTGTCAGCGAGAGTAAATACACGGGTAAAATTACGAAGAGCAATGCCACGATGGTAATAAGTTTTGCCGTTGTCCTCATCTTTCTTTGCGTTCCCTTGAACTGTTAGTTTGTTGTCTTCCAAGGTAATGTCGATTTCTTCTCTCTTGAAACCAGCAACTGCTAGCTCAATCACATACTTATCTTCGCTAATCTTTGCGATATTGTATGGTGGAAATGACGTTAGAACCTTGTCGGGAATATTTAGTGCTTCGTCCAGGGTAGATAGAAGTCTATCAAACCCAACAGTTGATGGAAGCAGATTACGTCCGTATGCGAATGTCATGTTTAACTCCTTTTAAGCAAGTTGAAAACATACTAGCCCAGTATGGCTCTAGTATGTGTATTATATAGTATTTGCTGACGGTTTGTCAAGGGCTTTCGTGCCCGTAGAACCGAATCCACCTTTGCGATTTGTATTATCGCGCGTCGGTCTTTCCTTAATCTCCTCGAAAGAGGCTCTATTGTTCTTTACAAGTTCACCTTGACAAATTCTGCTTAGATTAGGGATGTTGATATTTCTTGAAGAAAGATTCGTTAGCATGACAAATGTTTCTTCCATATAATCTGAATCAATGACACCTTGTGCATTTGCAAGTGTCAATCCCTCTTTCAAAGAAAGACCAGAACGAGGGTGAATGCGAATAGAGTATTCTTTAGGAATGTCGAAAATGAGTCCAGTTGGTGCAAGAACTCTATCTTTTGGACATAATAGAACGCCACCATCAGTAGTCAATAGTCTTGTAAACTCTTTACCCGACTCATCATAACCTTTGAATGCCATCTTTCCATATGTGCATAGGGAGATGTCAAAACAAGCGGCATCTGTTGTTGAATATACAGGTGCTTGTGCTTCGGGATGTAGCTTGTGGAATTTCAATTTGATTGCCATAACAAAATCTCCATGATTTATTCAGTTTCAATTTTCTTTTTACCAATATTATACTTTGCTACTAGTTGCCAATCGTTCTTGTCCTTGAATGCCAATATCTTGATTTGATTTAGTGGGCAAATAGGTTCTGCTGTTTTCTCCGGCTTGACTAGAGCAATTAGCTCCCACTCAGCAAGAAGATTGGCGATTGAATTACGTCTACCTATATCGCTTTCTGAAAAGTTAGTTGGTTTACCGTCAAGTGCAAACAATTCCTTGAAATGTGCGATATAGTATTTTCCCTGCTTGTGAAGAATGTGACAAGACTGATAGAGTGTCTGATCTTTCTTTGAAGCTACGCCAATTCTAGTCAATGTTTCTTTGACTTTAAGGAAGTCATCACGCTCTTTTAGCGTCACCTCCACCATGTCTTCTACGCTCCACATTACCCACTCCACCTTTTTTTGTTATAGTTATTATATGATCAACCTGATCAGAGGAGAGGATTCGCATTGCTTCTAGTGCTTTTGCGCTTGAACACTGGTAGTATTCTTTGATAGCATCCAGAATATCATTCTTCTCTTTCTTGACCCACGGCTGAAACTTGCGTTTCATAGATCTAATACTATTTAGATAATATTGGAATTGTAGCTTTTCGTCCAAACCGTGTCTCAAGTTCATTTCATTGGCATGTAATATAGAATCAACGTGATATGATAGCGCACGATTGACCACAAATGCATTATACGATTTCTCAAAGTCTGGCTCATTCGATAGATCCTTCTTTGTTTTTTGAATTGCCGGCAATATATCTTTGAATAGATCCATGGTTTTCATTTGAACGAACACTCCATCATGATCGTGGTCAAACACGCAACCATATTGATTTCTTGATCCGCAACAAATGCCGACTTATATTGATAATCGGCTAGAATTACGACAGCCTGAGGAATAGACTGTGGTTGTAGAATATCATATAATGAGTCATAGATCAAACGGAAAATCTTGACTTGATCTGCATCATTATTCACACCCACCCACTTACGCATGGATGTAAAGTCTTTTTCCTTGAGATGCGAGACAAGATCCTTGAGATTGACATCAGCAACTTGTGCTAATACACCCGTGTCGATTTCACCCTTTACCGAATATCTCTGTAGCTCATTCAATACACGACGATAGTCAGGAAAGTGCTTTTGTATGATTTGAACAAGAACGGTATTATCGTACTTTACTTTTTCGATATCGAGGATGTGCTGGATTCTCTTTAGAAATCCAGCAGCCATCTTGACCTTGTTTCCATTCTTGATTTTGAATTCAATCACAGAGCAGCGTGAATGAATCGCATCAATCAATCGCGCCTTGTAATTGCAAGTAAAGATGAAAGAGCAGTTTGCCGAAAACTCTTCGATTGCTGCTCTCATTGCTGCCTGTGCTTCTGGTGTCAGATAGTCTGCCTCGTCAATGATAACGACTTTTCTACCACCAGAAAAACTCATTGACGAGGCATATGACTTGATCTTGGTACGAAGAACGTCAATACCACGTTCATCTGAACCATTGATCACCATGAAATCACAACCCACTTCATTGCACATGGCCTTGGCGATTGTAGTCTTACCTACGCCGGGACCACCTGTAAGAAGAAGATTTGGAATGTTCTTTTGATTCACATATTCTTGGAATGCACTCTTGATATTTTCGGGAAGAATGCAATCAGAAACCTTCTGTGGTCGATACTTCTCGGTCCACAGAAATTGATCATTATTTGCCATTACAAATCTCCTTTTTACTTCACACCAGTATAACTACTAATTGAACACATTGCAAGAATTAAAGGAACAACGACGATCCAGAAGAATATAACAAGAGGCTTTCTCTGCTCTCTCGCCAATCTTCTTCGTTCTTCTTTTAGTTTTTCTTCTTCAAGTCTAATACGTTCTTGTTCTTGTCTAAACAATTGTAGTTTTCCGTAACAATCCGCACAAAACCAGACCGTACGATGTCTATAATGCGTTCTACTTGAACTATAACTTCTATTTGAAGATCTATAGTTTCCGGTTGTCCAAGAATTTGAGCTACTTGATCCTCCACCCTCGCCTTCCCAGCCGCCCGTTTCTTCTGTTACTTGCTCACAAAAAGCCTCGTTTTTTGGAACTCTAACATAACAAAGTTCACAAGCACATGTTGCATATCTTTTGCGAGCCATAGAAGATTATTTCTTGCTTGTAACAGTCTCGTATGCGCTCTCGAAATCGCGGTTCTCTTGAGTGTCCATTTCGAAAGATCTATTGTAGTGTGTCTTTGCAAGACGGCGCAGAAGTCTCTTCGGAAAGCCAATTTCCTCATGCAACTTGTTTACCGTTTCCTTGACAAGATCACGTTCAGCAGCAACACGGGTCATGCTATCGTTTAGCACCTCAATAGCGTCAGCAACCTTTCTGATTTCTTCTGGCGACATTGCAGGAACGCCACTATTGTTACCAATTGTTGACATATTATCACTCCTTCATCTTTTCAGTTGCAATCCAATACTTGATTGGAATATTCTTGCCGGTGAAAGTCACGATTCCCTTTGTTGCAGCTACAGTATAATTGGTCGAGATCAACTTGATGTTCTCGGTACGAAGAACAAACTTGAAGCTTTCGCCATTACCCTTAGCGATCTGCAACTTCTGTGTATGTGACGAGTCATTCGTGGCATCAAATGTAGTGATATTAATTGCATCACCATCACTCTCAATGCTCATGTTTGGTTGCTGAAGAATTGCAACGCAACGAGAAATCCATGATAGATCATTTTCATCCAGATCAAAAGTAGCAACTGCACTAGGTACAGTCAGCTTCTTATCTGGTGGACATACGATCATGGATGCATCTGTATAACGATAGGTTATCGTTGAACGTCCATTGTGACCCGACAATGTCAGATGCTTGTCATAGAAAGACAATTCTGGATCATCCTTGCTGAGTGAAAGAACACTCAGGAAATTTGGAAGATCATAGATACCAAAGTCATTTGGAAACGATTCCTTGACCGTGGCTTCTACTAGAATGTTTTTCTGAGGCGAAATTGTTGAAATTGTGTCGCCCTTCTTGAAGAAAATCCCCTGATTGATTTGGGAGAAGTTCTTTAGAATGTTGATTGTATCCTGAGAAATTTTCATAATAAACTCCTTCAATGTATGAAGACAATAGTATCACATTAGTTTGGTGGAGTCAAGCACTCCAACATCAATTCAATCTCTTCTTCTAGATTTTCCTTTGTTCCATTGTTACTAATGGTATAATCAGTCTTATATCCCATCCACGCCCATTCTGAATAATGAACATCTGGTTTTATTCCAGAATCACCATTATTATACATTGTTGCATGAATATACCATTCTGATATTGCGCCTCTTTGTATTTCTACAATCTTGCCGCCCATCTTGTGAATGGAGTCAATTTCGTTTGGAAATCTTACATCTGTGATTACATAATCACGATTTAGTTTTATTCTTTTTTCCAAACAAGCAACCCAGAAATCTGTATGAATGCAATCGCGCATACATTCAGTTCCTATTATTTGTAGAATGTATCTTGGTGTTATATCTTTACCAAACCTTTCAGACCACCATGGATCTTTACTTTCGCGAAACTCCCTAGACTCTTGTGTATCGCCTTCCAATAAATGACGAGGCCAGCCAAATAGACTTGCGGTAATGTCCTTAAGAGGAGCAGCGAAAGATTCGGTGAAGAATCCTCGCTGCGCCAATATTTCACCCGCAGTACCTTTGCCTGAGCCAATGGTACCAACGAATCCTATGATCATATGCGTCCTGTATACTGAGCAATCTTAGATAGGTCGCCAGTAAACGCAAATGTTCCGACATGTTGTGTCTTCATCCAAGGACACAGCCAAATCTTGATACCGATCTTGCGAGACATCTGACAGAAGAAATAATCTTCCGACAAATATCTCTCCGATGATCCTGGTGCATTTGGACCACGATCAATGATCGTATCAAAATACGCATGAATGTAGCGAGATCCGTCAAAGTGCTTTTGACCGACATGATCTGGCTTATAACGATATTCTGGAAATGCGTCTTCAAATTTCTTGAAGACTTCACGCTTGATCATCATGAAACCTGTACCGATTTCCATGACTTCAAGAGGTTCAGTAATTGAAAACTGCTTTGTTCCGGCTACTGGATTGAAAACGAATTCACCAATCAATCCATCAAGTTCGCCCGGAGAAATATCAGGCTTGTTCTTAACGGCCTGTGCGACATTACCCCAATTAATCGACTTCTTGGGATATGGTCCACCAATAATTTCTTTATCTAGAGCAAGAAGAGTTACAACATCTTGTGGATTGAAATGAATGTCAGAATCCAAAAACAAGAGATGCGTAAATCCTTCATTACGAAGAAATTCATCAGTAAGATAATTTCTTGCGCGAGTAATAAGTGATTCGTTAAATAGAAATGAAAACTTGGCTTCAACGCCATATTGATTTAGAATAGCTTGTAGATCCAAGCAGGACTTCATGTAAAGTCCATTTGCCATGCCGCCGTACATTGGCGTAGCAATAAACAATTTTCTTTTTCTTAGTTCCTCAACAGAGATAGAAATTTCCATAGTATACTCCACTCAAAAAATGATTACTAAACCATACTCCTATTTAGTTAGCAAATAGAAAGAAGGGGAAGATTTCTCTTCCCCTTCAATAGGCTCAACCTATACTAAACTCAGGCAGAACGACGAGTCTTGGTCTTGCGAGCAGCAGCCTTCATGGCCTTGGTAGGAGTACCAAGACGATAAACGCGAACAGTGCTGCCATCGCCACGACGCTTCAGGTTCGTGTAGATTGCGTGACCGTCCTGACGCAGCTCATGAATGCGCTGCGCAACGTTCTTGATACCAAAACGATTGCGACCCTGTGCAACCGAAAAAGTATTGTACGATGAGTTGCCCTTCAGAACCGAAAGCATACGAGCCTTAGCAGAAATCTTAGCCATATATAACACTCCATAACAAAAGGTTGCATCGAAAAAACGGAGCGGCGAGCAACCAAATACGCCGCTCCATTATTCAGTATTATATCAATACCGAATTGGTTTGTCAAGCATTAAAACACAATCTCGTTAGCCTGCTTGATCTTATCTTCAAGAGATGCATTCGTCGTTGCTGTAGACGTTTCCGTATTAGCAACAACAGGAGCATTAGCCTCTGCATCAATCTTTGTATACAGATCCATGAACGAAGTCTTGGTGTCAACATCAAAACGATTTAGACACAGACGAATTGCCTTCATGCGATCACGACTGAAGATCTTGTATGCGTCGCAAATATGCACAAGACGACGAGTGGAAATAATCTCGGTCGTGCCGCCATCGTAATAGGTACGACGAATTGCATCTGCCCACTTGATAAGCAGCTCAACAAAGGTCTTGTCATCCTCCGTACGATCCAGAAGATTATGTAGAATCTTCTTCTCGGTTACGGCAGGCGGATACTCCTGCTCCATCGTGATAGAGAAACGTTCCAGAAACGCCTCGTTCATGACGTTAGTGCCGATGAAGCGGCCATCGTCAGAACCACGACCCTTGGTATTTGCAGTAGCGATTACGGTAAAACCGCGAGCAGGCTGAACCAGCTTGTTGATCTTCTTGATGAAGACCGACTTGCCTTCCAGCACGGGCTGAAGACACATAAGCTTGATAGTGCCAAGGTCAACCTCGTCCAGAAGAAGAACCGCACCACGCTCCATCGCCATCACAACGGGACCATTATGCCACACAGTCTGACCATCGACAAGACGGAAACCACCAATCAGGTCGTCCTCGTCAGTCTCAGCCGTGATGTTCACGCGAACCATCTCGCGGCGAGCCTTGGCACAAGCCTGCTCGACCATCATGGTCTTGCCGTTGCCAGACAGACCAGTGATATAGACTGGATAGAACATCTTGGATGAGATGATCGACTCAACATCCGAGAAGTTACCAAAGGGAACGTAATTCTTATTGGGAGTCGGAATCAAAGACTCCGAGATGTTTGTACCAATAGTCTGAAGATTCATCGTAGTTGCCTGTGGCATAGGAGTTTCCGAAACAGAAGGTATAGGAGTTTCTACAGCACCAATGCTGGGAAGTTTATAGACACCGCGAGAGTGACGATACTGATCGTCAATCGCGATCCACCTAGGCCACTTGAAGTTATGAGCGCGGCAAAGTTCCTTGGCATCCTTGCGAGAAATGGTAGTCATATACCCGTTCTGGTTAGCCAGTCGAATGAAAGCAATCTGCTTTTCCGTAAGCGACATATTTTCCTCTATCAAGTTATAATTTAGTATACGATATATGATTGGTATAATCAAGCACTAATTTTCTCAATGAACCGGGAAAGAACAATACGATTGTCCAACTTGTTCTTGGAATACTTGGCAAAGACCTTCGCAATGCTCTTTGCTGTAGTTGCCTTACCAAGATTAAGTTCGGTGGTCTGAATGTTCATCTCCTCAGCCTTGAGAATGTAGTACACCGAATAACCAAGATTGGTAACTTCAATGTACTTGTTCTTTACATAGTCCTTATACAGCTTCTCGACCTGATTTGGATCTGCTGAATACTGTGAGAAAGACATGGAATTCACTCGACCGGAATTTATATAGTATCCAATCACATTCGTTCCAGTTCTTTCGCGCAGACGATTCAAGAAGATTGCCGTTGTGGCAGATTTATCCCACAGATTATCGACAACAGCTTCACTCTTGGTAACGGTATCACGAAGAACCACATCTTGAGTATATGGATTATAGCCCTTGTTCCTAACCTCAATACTGTCTGTATCCTCGCCATCGGTAAGAATGACGGTGTTGACGATCTGAAGCTTATGCTTCGCACGAAAAGCATTGACAATGCTTGTCGCACAAACAATAGTCGCATCCAAAGGAGTAGAACCGAAAGTAAACGGCCTGATATCTACAGCAGCATTCATTTTCCTAAAGAACTTGCATAGCATCAGAAGATTACCAATAGCCTGATTGAACTCGCCTTCCTTCATCCTTGAAGACAGCAACTGAAGCAGAGACAAGCTTGAATTGATAAGCAAATCACCATCCTTGTATGAATGCTGACGTGCTTCGATAGCACTGATCTCTTCGGCGGACATATTCTTATGTCCATATACATTTGAAAATGCATAAACGTCAAACGGAATCTGAACACGCTTGCAGAACATGACCATATTTACAAGCTGCTCAATCAATCCAGAAATTGAAGTTGTCATCGATCCAGACCAATCAATGAACATGACAAGTCCATGATTCTTTCCGGTAGGCACATTGGTGATGCGCTTGAACAGGTCATCATTATACTTGTAGGTATGCAGCTTGTTGGTATTGATCACACCAGTCTTGGAAATTGACGAGCGAGAATAGGTATCAGCCGCCTTTCGCATCTCAAATTCCTTGACCATGTATGAAATTACCGCAGCGTTCTCCGAACGGAACTTGATGCACTCTGCAAGAACCTGCTCCTTGGTATGACCAGGAATAAATCCATATATGTCGCCGCGACGAGCCACCTCAGAAAGACCGACGAAGCCATTGCCACCATCATGAACCTGCTTGTAAGGCACAATCCAATTATGACCGTTGACCTCGGGAATGTTTACATAAACATAGCCCTTGGTCCCTTCCCTAACGAGTTCATCCTTCTTGGATTCCCAAGACTCCTGAGTCTCGGAAGTCGGATTCTGTCTAAATCCCTCATCAAGAGGAGACTTGGTCTCCTGATCGGAAATTTCATCTTCGTCGGAAGAACTGGTCTCCGAATCATCATCTTCGGAATCAGAAGAACCCTCCTCTTCATCGTCCTTGCCGGATTCACCAGCAGAACCTTCATCCGAAGTCTTGCCGTCAGACTTGTCGGATTCATCTGAGTCATCGGAATTTTCCGAAGAAGAATCGTCAACCTCATCAGATTCTTCACCAGACTCCTCGCCAGACTCGTCTTCATACGGCATGGAAAACTCACCACTCTCATCGGGATAGAACTCCGAATCGTCGTAATAGTTTTCCTCGTCATTCTCAGGCTGATCTTCCTTATGTTCCTTACAATAAGTATAGATTGCCTGAGCAGCCTTGACAACGTCGTCAAAGCTTTCGCAATTCTCAGCCATTTCAACCAGCTTCTTTTCAGCCGGAGTGAAGTCGATGATGATTGCAGAACCAAGCTTCAAATGAAGATTGATGCGGTCAATCAGACCGTAAGACTTGATGCTACGTCCAGCGGTGCCAAAGAAATTGCGATCCAGCAAATCCTTATAGCCAAGGGAGAAGGAACGACGCATACCAGGATAACGACGACGCACAAGCTTCTCAATGCGACCGTCTTCGATCACATTCAAAAACATCTTGGAACCGCGAGGGTTCTTGGCATCAATCGATTCGATGGCATTCTTTAGAATATCCGCTGACGGCGGAGTGTCAAGAGCGTGACCGACCTCGTGTCCGACGAGCGTATCATAGATGTTGCCAGTCATGTTCTTCCAAATTGGAAGGACAAGAAGACGCTTCTCAACATCAAAATACGCCGTGCGAACCGCACGATGCTCGACGGTCAGGTTTTCGTTTGCCATGAGACGCGCAAGCTGACTCTTGGCTTCCCTATGAATTTGGGAGTTGCTGTTTTCTGTCATCATGTGGTTAGTATACTCTGCTGTTTTGGTAAAGACAAGGACTTTTTTAGTCCACCACATATCTATATTGGAATTGCGAATTAGTCCTTGATGGCAATGAATCCAGTAAATGCATAGTTTTGCCAGAATGTATCAATTGAATTCTTGTTGAATCCTGCCTCAATGCACATATTGATCAATTCATCTCTGGTATTTGCCTTCAACATGGAACGAAGCTTCTTTTCCTTGGTCATGATATCATCATACTCAAAACTCTGACGTTTGAAGTCATAGTATGTGAAGGTTCTCATCTCCTGAATTAGGGAATGATTCGACAAAGTCTTTTCAGCAAAGATGAATGCTCCACCAGGAATTAGACTGTCATAAATTTGGTTTATGACATTTTGACGATCTTGCCTTGGCATGAATTGCAAGGTAAAGATTGATGTCACCAATGAAGTCTTGGCTGAAAATTCGACCTCGCGAACATCACCGCAGAAAAAACCAAGATTTGATGGAATGTTATTGTTTTCAGATTCTTGAAAATGGGGATAGAAATCTTCTTCGATTTCAATGCCAATATATTGGGCTTTCTGAGCAATAGTCTTGTTCTGTTCAATCATTGCCTTGAGCATCTTGCCCGTCGAACAACCAATATCGTACACAATGGTATCGTTTTCAACAAAGTACTGCGAAAGATTGATGACATCACCAATTAGATCATTGTACCCACGAATTGACTGACTAATGTGATTATCAAAGCCCTCTTCGCGCTGGGCAAAGGTAAATTTCTGTGTCATCTATTGCTCCAATCCTTGCAAATGTCCATGATACGTTTTCTTTTACGATAGTTGATCATTATATCAGGTATCAGAACAGAGTCAAACAATTTATCTATTCCAGATCCCAGTTGCAGATTGATATGCTTCTTGACACCACCAAACTGTGCAAACTCGACAAATGCTTCTACTACATGATGCTTTTGGTATGGTTGATTGAGTTCGTACCAATCTTTGCTCCAAAAGAATTCTTTTACTGCATCCGTGAGATATGGAGTTATGAATGTCTTGTTGTGTCTATCGGCAATTTTCTTGTGCCAAAGATGTCCTGCACGATGATCAATCTTGAAATAGTCTTCTCTAAACTCGTTGAATTTTTCCATCGTATGCTTATAGTGTATGTTTGCTTTCTTCGATACGCCATAGTAACCATCAGCTGCCCATCCACTCAAAACTTCGGTCTCTTCTATTTGTGGATACACATATAGAAATGGAAAACAACATTCATAGTGTGTCTTCTTTACACATTCAATTTCACGACGAAGACGCATGAAATCATTTGATACGTTGTCAGTTGGAACTTCTATTGTCTTGCATGACCAACCCATGATGTTGCATATTTCATTTGCTTTTTGTGCATCATATGTTGGTTGATCTTTTAGATGAAAAGTATACGCTGTGATCTTCTTACCCAGCCTATGAGCGGCAAGAGCCACAGAAATGCTATCAACGCCGCCGGATAAGAGTACAGCGACGTTGACATCCTTTGAAGATTTTTCTAGTTCATCGCATAGTATTTTGTCTATCATTATATGGTTTCAAAACATTCTCATAAATGCTGCTTGCCAATGCAGCCATCATCTTGGGCGCGACCATTCGACCGATACGTTCGGCTTGTTGATCAAAATTACCAGTAAGAACAAAGTCCTCAGGAAGACTCATGATACGCTTCAATTCCTTGATCGTGAACTTTCTATTTTCGGCATAGTGAAATACACCTGAGACAGATTTCTGTTGTCCACGTTGTGTCAACGTAGGACATGGAAGATCTGGACATGGACGAATCATGTTGAAACATGATGCCTTTGGATTCCAATCGCGGTATTCCTTGTCGGAAGGCTTTGTGTGTCTTGTAGGATTGAATGGAAGTTTCGTGATCCAATCTTTTTGAAATCCTCCCATGACATAGTCCTTGAGTTCTTGAATCTCATTTGGATCGTTTTCTACATCTTCGATAGCTTGGCGAAGCGTCACATGCTTTGTATGTGTTGGATTAGGAAACACGATTGAATGCATATTCAGAAAGTTCAAATCTAGAGCATCACAAACATCTTCACGAATGCATACGAAAAGAGTGCGCTCTCTACCTTGCGGAACTCCAAAGTCTGCGGCATTCAAGACTTGATATGTTACTTGATAGCCAATCTTTTCAAACGAGTTGATGAACTCATACAGCTTTTCTTTAGCTTCACCAAAAGTGATACCCTTGACGTTCTCGGCAACAATTACCTTTGGCTTGATTTCTTCGGCGATGCGAATGAATTCAAGAAACAGGTTTTCAATACTCTCGACAGTCTTTCCGTCCGAGTACTTCTTAACACCTTCTTGAACTTCAATATCACCTTCTTCAATGACATTGCCTTCGTCGTCAAAATATGAATTGCGTGTATCTTTGACATATCCAGCCCAACCCTTTTCTCTCTTGCCAGCAACAGAAAATGCAGAGCATGGAGGTGAGCCATCAAGTAAATCAAGTTCACCTGGCTTTAGACCAGCCGTCTCTAGAAAGTCCTTACCTGTCAATTTCTTGATGTCGCCGGGAATGATCTTTGTATCTGGAAAATTTGTCGAGTATGTCTTGATTGCTTCTTCAACGAATTCATTGATTGCAATGATATTTCCACCCGCAAGACGATAGCCGGTGGAAGATCCACCGCCACCTGCAAATGTGGAAATGACGTTGAACAGTCTTCTCGCTGAAGACTCTTTTACATCGGCAACAGTATATTTCTGGTACATCATATCATCCCATAAAAAACGTATTATACATCAAATCAATCGGTTTCTCTATACTTATTTTTCGTTATTTCGTTCCAATATGAATCATCATCTTCCAATTTCCTTGCAATCTTATATAGTCTAATCATATGATCACTCATGTTGTCTTCGCCGTGAACATTGATTAGTCTATCGCGAAGCCAATGCAAAAAATCACTATCACTCATCATGAGATTATCCCAATACATGAATTCACTTTGAATCATTTCTAGTCATCTTAATACGCATCTTGCGTTCTTTTTCTCTTGCCATCATCAGAGTAGTTTTACCAACTCTCTCGGTAAAGCAAATGCCATCAAGATGATCATATTCGTGCTGAATGCAACGAGCGGTAAGACCAGTAAACTTGTCTTCTTTCCATTCACCACTAACGTGTTGATACTTGACCTTGATTTCTTGTGGACGAGAAACTTTGAAGAATAGACGTTTGAACGTCAAGCAACCTTCAAGATGATCATCTTCTCTTTGAGATCTTTCAATGATTTCTGGATTGAAGAATACCTGCTTGTTCGTATTGTCATATCCAACGACAAATACACGATAAGGTATGCCAACTTGCGGCGCAGCCAAACCAAGACCACTATGCTTGAACATCGTCTCGAAAAGAGATGACGCAAGATGAATTGGATCAATTGGCGGATTTGCAAAATCAAATGGCTTGCAAACTTGCTTCAATACTGGATCCGTAGATTTGACTAGATCATATATTTCATACGGTCTTATTGTTTGCGCCGCCGTATTGATCTTTAGCATTCCGTTTTCTATCATCTTATCCTCACTTGATATTTGCAATCAAAGCCACATCTTCTTTATCAGCCAAATAACATCTGGCACGATAGATCATATCAAATTTATCCGAATGAGATTCTTTTGTAAATAGTACAAGATTTTCCTTCAACAATGTTCTAGCCATTTCGTTGGCTAGTTTTTCTTTTATGAGATCTTCGAAGATCTGCTTCTTGTCTATCGACATATTTTCTAACCAAAATTCTGTCACAGTATGTTGTACCGTCACAATCTTGGTTTTTACTGCATGCGTTTGAACATTGGAAGAATCATCATTATACATCATTTCACAATCCTTGAAAAATTATTGATCTTTTCAAACTTGATTATTGATCTAAACTTGTCAAACAAAATATCGCCCTTGTGACTAATAACAAAAACATTGGTATCACTACTTATGGAGTTCAAAATCTTCAGTAGTTCTTCCGTTCCATTTGAGTCTAATGAACTATCAAAGATTTCATCCAGTATCAGCAAATTGGTATTCACGCTATTCTTCATCTTGGCAATTGCTCTCCAAGTGAATAGTAGTGCCAGATCGATCTTTTGCTTTTCGCCTTCGGAGAAATTCTCGTAGGCAAATTCATCACGATGGCGAGACTTGATGACCTCCTCAAAGCTTTCATTGATATTGAAATTGACATAGAACTCCATGCTACTCAAATACTTGTTGATTAGCTTGTTCATGACTGGAAGATATTGCTTTATGATCTTGGTTTTGATACCAGTATCTTTCAGTAGAATAGAAACTTGTTCATGATGATGCTTATCATTGACCAATCTCTTCTCGTCTTCAACAAGATCATTCAGTTGCTTTTCAAGTGCTTTTAGATCATCAGTATGCGTTGTGTCTATTGTCTTGTTCTGCTCAATGGTATCAATTTCTTTTTGTAGCTTCTGGATATAACCATTGACTGCAGTAATAGTTGCATTTTTTTCCTGAGACTTGAATGTCTTGTCCTTTATCTTTTTCAACGTCTTTTGGATCTGAGCAATTTGCGTATTGATCTTCTCCAATTCATTATCTATTTCCTTAAGACCATTGCCGTATTCTGCAATCTTGTCTTGAAATGTCTGAATCTGGGTTTTCTTGAAATCTTCGCTAATTGATTGACGACATGTCGGGCAATCATCATTGGTTTCATAGAAATTAATTTCGCTCTGTGCCTTCTCGGCATTGTCTTGTATCTTGACGATGAGACTGTTTAGCTTGTTGGACTTGCCAACCAGCTTCTTCTCACCAACGACTTCAGATTGAAGCTTAACGATCTCTTGATCAAGAGACGCCTTTTCTTTTTCCAAAGTAACTATTTGAGATTTGCTATTTGCAATGTCTCTTTGTGTCTTTTCAATATGAAGAGTTTTTGTATTGGTAATCTCATTGATCAACTTTTTCGTTGATTCGATCTTGACCTTTACAACTTCCCTACGATGAGAAACGTCACTCATCTCATCCTTGATTGCTTGAAGCTTTTGCTTCAATACAACATTCATGGACGAAAAGATTTGTATATCCAAAAGATCTTCTATGATTGCACGACGATCTGCAGCAGACAACTGCATGAACGGAACAAAGGTAGATGAACCAAGAACTACGATCTGGGTAAACGACTTGTAGTTCATCTTGAGAATGAACTTTTCAAGATACTCTTGGTAATCTCGCGAAGACGCATCTTGATTGACTAGTTCATTGTCACAATAGATTTCAAACTTGCCCGGCTTGATTCCGCGAAGGATCTTGTAGGATTTCTTACCTATTATAAACTCTATCTCGACAACGCAGTCTTTTTCATTGACGCTATTCAATAGCCCTGGCTTATTGATACCGCGAAATGGTTTACCAAATAGAGCGAAAGTCAACGCATCCAAGAGTGTTGACTTTCCGCTTCCATTGTTTCCTACGATTAGTGTTGTAGGAGATTTGTTTAGTGTAATCTCCGTGAAGTCATTTCCTGTAGAAAGAAAGTTTCTCCAACGAACTTTTTCAAAGAGTATCATACTTTTTCCAAATTTATTGCTTCCAGATAAAGTTCTCTGAGAATTGATTTGAGTTTATCAGCAGAATCCATTTGAAGACCATCGACATACTTATCAAGTATGGTCATGGTATCTTCACCTTCATCTATGATATCACTATCGTCCTTATTTGTCAAATCGGAAAAGTCTTCCACGATGCTTATGTCCAAAGGAGCAGCATCGATCAACTTTTGCATGAATCGCTCAAACAAGAATGGATTGGTCTTGTGCAAAACCAAAATCTTCACATATGTTCCTGTGTACTCGCTGAAATCAAGCTTTTTCAACTTATCGAAGTCCAAATCGTTCTTGTCATCATATGTAATCTTGAAGAACATTTGATATGGATTTTCAACGAATGCCAGTTCCCTTGTATCTGTATCAAACACGTGGAATCCACGCTTATCATCATAGTCTGCCCATGTCATTTGATATTGATTGCCTAGATAAACAATATGACCATCTGTAGACTTGTGGTGAAAATGACCAGAAAGAACCATTTCAAACTTGTCAAATACCGAACGATTCATTCCATCGCGACAAACATTACCGCGATCCATTTCAAATCCAGCTATCTCAAGATGACCAAATGCTACCTGTGCTCTGCTTGCCTTGATGTGGTCGAGAGTTCTTTGCTGATTTTCGACGTTAATCCAAGGTAACAGGCAAATGTCAAAATTATCAATAGAGATGTCGCAAGGTTCCTTATAAACTCGAATGGTATCACTCTGTTCAAAAAGTTCTTCAATCGCATTGATATCGTTTGTATTCTTGTATGGAACATCATGGTTTCCTACCAATACATGCAGCTTTACATTCATCTCCTTTAGACGACCAAAGAACTTGTTTCTCCAACGATTGAGGATGACATAGTTGATGAACTTGCGACGATCAACGATATCGCCAAGATGAATGACTGTGTCTATGTTGTTTTCCTTGAGATATGGAAAAAAAACATTGTCCCAAAAACGAAAAAAATAATCATCAAACGCAAGAGAATCATTTCTTGCGCCAGCATGAGTATCGTTAATGAGAGCAATCTTCACTTGGACGCTCTCTTGAGAGGAGTTACATTGCGATTGGCTTTGGCATATTCCGAATCATACTTTGCAATCTTGTCATTCATCAAATCACGAATGCGAGCAAGACGTTGACGGAAATTGTTTCTTTTCCAAACATCTTGCGATTGATCCAACATGTTTTTCATCAAGTATTCAATCTGACTTGGTAGAGGCTCTTGTTCAGCCATTTGTATCTCCTTCGTAAAACTTTTCTATTCCTGTTTTTTTGGTAGACTTTTCTTTCTTTACCTTTCGACTCTGTTCAAAATTTTCAATGAACTCGGCCATGTTGTCGTATATTTCCTGACCTTTAACAACGCTAGATTTAATCTCTGTACCCAAAAGTTCAAGATCTTCACCAGTAATGTCATCAAATATTCTTGAATTCTCCAGAGACTTGTATTTGACGTATTGTTGTTTCTTTTCTTTAGAGATTCTACGAATGAAAGCATAATACACTATTTGAGTGAAATATGCAAACGGATTCTTCGATTTCTTTGGATCAAAATTCTCGAAATACATGAGACAATTCTCGATTGCATCGGCAATCATTTCGTCTCGGTATGAGTAGTTTGCAAAGTTTGGTCTATACGATAGATGCTCGGCAATCTTCATGAAGCATTCCCCTATGTAATTTGGTATGGGGGGCTTCTCTTCCTTGTTTCGTTTTGCTTTCCTAACCGCCTTTTGATATTTGATGAGGACGGATAGGAATTCTTCGTTATTGACATAATGATTAGATGGGGTTTTTTTCATGACGATTTTCCTTGACTTTCACTTGACAAAGCGATACACTTCTAGTGTTCAGCTCAATGCAATAATCTCTTTTG